CATATGGCTTACCGCTATGGGAATCTCCACTATGGCTTTTAATCTCAACGGCTTTAACTTTAACCAGTCAGTCGTTGATGCTAATGGGAGAGTCGTCCCCACTTGGGCTGACGTTCTCAACCGTGCCAACTTAGGTATGGAAGTAATGCACGAGCGTAATGCTCATAACTTCCCGCTAGATTTGGCTACCAACTCTACACAAGAGATACATTATGGCTGATACAACATATGATAAATTTAGTAGAAGAGTTAATGCTGGTTCAAAAGCTAGTAAGCCATCTACTAAAATTAAAATATTACTAAACGCTGCTCAAATTTACAAAGGCGTTTAACCACCACGTCCGTTCATCCATCTTTCATGGACGCATGACAGCCTAGGCATGGAACGGGGTCTAGGTAAATGAGGAATTACAATGACTGTAAGACTTGTTTATCGTGGTGTATCGTACACTAAAACAACTAAAAACTAATGTCACATCAATCTTCAGAGCATCGTGCTTTTGTAACCAGGTTAGATCCTGAACCAGAAGCCCATCATAATAAACCAGAGGAGCATCCTGATACGATGCCTAGTGATTATCAACCTCCTGGGGTTGATGTAGAATACGGTTCTCTTGAAGAAGCGTTGACAAGTTGAAAAACTTTAATAGTTTATGGCTAATTCTCCTCGGAGCGTTAGCCTTTTTCATACACGTTGAAGTATTACACGTTAACTTCCATAGCAGAGAGACACCTCAGTGTCGGATCTCTCTGTAATTGGCATAAGCCCAGTACGCTGGATACCTTTTGCCGTCTAGACGGTGGGATAGACCACACAATTCAAACGTTTGAAGACAGTTAATACAAACAATTATTTTTTAAAAGAAAATGGCTCAACAGTCAACAGCACATACCGCTTCGCTTACGAGGCCAGGTGCTCTTAACGGTGGTGCAGACCCCCGTGCTCTGTATCTTAAGCTGTTCTCTGGAGAAATGTTCAAAGGCTTCCAGCACAATGCAATAGCACGTGATCTGGTTATGAAGCGTACCCTTAAGAACGGCAAATCTTTGCAGTTCATCTACACGGGTCACACCAAAGCTGAATTTCATACTCCAGGAAATAGCATATTAGGTAACAGTGACGGTGCTCCACCAGTCGCAGAGAAGACCATCACAGTTGATGATCTATTAATCTCCAGTGCTTTCGTATATGAATTAGATGAAACATTGGCCCATTATGAGTTACGTGGTGAGATTTCCAAGAAGATTGGATACGCACTAGCTCAGAAATATGACAGACTAATCTTTAGAAGTATCCTTCGTGGTGCTCGTAAGGCTAGCCCAGTTTCTAAAACTGGATTCGTAGAACCAGGCGGAACACAGATCCGTGTTGGTAGTAACGCTCAGGCATCTGATGCAATTAATCCTGATAGTCTTGTGACTGCATTCTATGATGCAGCTGCAGCTCTAGATGAAAAGGGAGTTAGTTCTGAAGGGCGTGTTGCCGTTTTAAACCCTCGCCAATACTATGCGCTAATAAAAGGACTCGACGGGTCTGGCATCGGTGCTTACTTAGTTAACCGTGACTCACAGGGTGATGCTCTACAGTCAGGTAAAGGTATCTATGAGATTGCAGGTATCAAAATCTACAAGTCAATGAACGTTCCTTTCTTCGGAGAGTACGGTACTAAACTTGGTGGATCTGCTGGTGCTGAAGTCCCTGGAATTACTTCACCTGGAAACCTTGGTTCATTTGTACAACAATCCGTTGAAGATGCTCGTAACTCAGTTACAGGTATTAACAACGAGTACGGACAGCAAGGTGACTTCACTAAGTCTTGTGGTGTAATCTTCCAGAGAGAAGCCGCAGGTGTTGTAGAGGCAATCGGACCTCAAGTACAGGTAACATCTGGCGACGTGTCAGTTGTTTACCAGGGTGACGTGATACTCGGAAGACTCGCAATGGGTGCCGACTATCTAAACCCAGCCGCAGCTGTGGAACTATACGCAGGTGCTGCAACTGGAAACTCTGCTTTCTAGTTTATACACTTTATGGGGGTACTTCGGTACCCCTTTTTTTATATTATGGCAGTAGTATCTTATGGAGCGTCCACCGAACTGGATGCAGTCAACTCTATATTGATGAGTGTTGGAGAGTCACCTGTTAATACACTAACTGTACAAAGCCCCGAAGTGGCTATTGCACAGAAAACTCTGCAGCAAGTCTGCCGTGAAGTATTAGCAGAAGGATGGGTCTTCAATACAGAAAAAGAATATCCAATTACATTAGACACAAACAATCATTGTATCGTACCAAACAATGTATTACAAATTGATCTTAACCCTTTCAAGCATCTTGATGATTTTCATGTTGTTAAGAGAAGTGACAATGGTGTGGTAAAGTTGTATGATATTTATGAACATAGATTTAATTTTGAAAATACAAGCGAAGATAAAATATATGTAGACATTATCTGGATGCAAAGTTTCGATGATATACCACAGGTATTCAAAGATTATATAACACTAAGAGCTTCCAGGATCGCTTCTAACCGCATGATAAATGACAGAGGTGCAGCTGAATTACTTGCTGCTGATGAGCAACTTGCAAGAGCTAATGCGATGGAGTATGATGCTAATCAAGCTGACTACAATATCTTTAATGACCAGCAAGGTAAGACTAATCCTGGTGGAGTTTATCGACCATATCAAGTTCTACAAAGAAGATAATGCCAGCAATTAATCAACGCATTCCCAATTTTTTAGGAGGCGTATCTCAACAGCCAGATACAATTAAATTTCCAGGACAGCTCAGAGTATGTGATAATGCAGTACCTGATGTAACCTTTGGATTAATGAAACGTCCTCCAGGAGAATTTGTGAAGACGTTGACTAATGCTAATGCTGATGGGTATTGGTATGAAATTATAAGGGATGGAGATGAAAAATTTTTAGTACAGATGACAGCATTATCTAGTTACTCTGGTACTAAACCTATTAGGATTTGGAACCTTTTAACTGGAGTTGAACAAAGCCTCACTAATAACGACGGTGATGCTTTGTTTGCTTATATGACACAAACAGGTACTATTAAACCTTATGCTATCCAAACAGTACAGGACTATACAATCATTGCCAACCCACAAAAAACGGTTGGCACTTCTGGTAACACTGACGTTCCTCTCAACAGTGGTGACTACGCATTTGCTAGGTTAGATACCATTGCATATAACACAGAGTATACCTTATATGCTGGTGCTACTGCACCTACTCCAAATACTTATTATCGTGTTACTGCATTATCAGTAGACTACCAAACTAATGACGGTAACAGCTGGGATGATGTACAAAAAGATGGTAGATATGCAGGTATGGCTCAGTTCTCTTTTACAGATTCTGAGTGTGAAGATATTGAAGGGCATATAGTTGTCAATGCTGCTAGTTATGTACAGAGTAATACTGCTAACTATAATGGTGGGGATTTCTTAGGTTATACTCAAAACTACCAAACTAGATATACAGCACAAGTAACGTTAAAAGACGGTGGGTTAATTAAAAACACAACAGAAGCAACTGCACTAGCTAAAACTCAAACTGTAACTGTTGAAGGTAAAAACTATACTATTAAAGTTCTTAAAGTAGAACCAGTAGACACCTATGAAGGTGTGGCTGGTATAGCTTTTTACCGTAGCCCAAAGAATCCTGATAAGGGTAAGCTTTCAATGGCTAAAATCATTAAAGCTTTATTTGATTCAATCAATTCTAGTTTAGCTAATGTAACAGCTGAGGTTATTGGTAGTGGTATGTATCTATACGGTTCAGCTGCACCTACAGTAAACTTCTTAGGAGGTGCTGTAAATGAACAGATGAATATTATAGGTAATACAGCACAAGATGTAGCCCGATTACCATCTCAGTGTAAAGACGGTTATGTAGCACAGATAGCTAACTCAGATAATGTAGATGCTGATAATTATTATGTAAAATTTTATGCTGATAATGGCACCCAAGGTAGTGGTAAATGGGAAGAGTGTGTAAGA